CGTCGCTGGCACGTCAGCCCTCGCACGCTGGAGCGGTGGCGCTGGCTCGATCGCGGCCCTGCCTTCGTGAGGCTCGGCGGGCGAATCGTCTATCGCCTCGAGGACGTCGAGGCCTACGAGGCGGCGCGGCGCCACGATCCCGCGCAGGAGCACAGCCCATGAGGCCGCTCCTCGCGATGCACCACGTGGCCGACGCCAACGCGCTCACAGACTGGCTCGTCGACGCCAAGGCCGGCGAGCACGCCGTCTATCACTGCGGCCATCTCGCCAGTGACCTCGCACCTTGCAGCAGCGGCCTGACGCAGCAGCGTCGCCGCGAGCTCGCGGTGCTTGCGCAGGCTGCCTGGCGGCTCGGAGAGCGCGGCCTCGTGCATCTCGTTCAGCGCCGGGTCGATGAGACGGCCTGCGCCTACCTCGTCATCGCGCGGCGGCGCCCCGTCGTTCCGATCCGGCGACCCACACCTCCGGTGCCGCACGCCTCCGTGCGCGCCGAGATCCCGTCCCCATCCGAGACCAGGAGCATCGCGTGACCCATCTGCCCAACCGCCCGACGCTGGAGAGCGTCCGGAACATGCCGATCGGCGAGGTGATCAAGCTGCCGGCCGACGTCCTGGCGCTGCTGCAGGCAGATGCGCGCGAGGCTCAGGAGGCTGCGAAGCGCCTGCAGGACTGGATCGATGGCGCGATCGCGCTGCGCTACGAGCAGCGTGCGATCGCCGCCCGCGGTGCTATCGGCAAGGACACCGGCACGGTTCGGTTCCACGACGGCGATGTCGAGGTCACGGTCGATCTGCCGAAGCGGGTCGAGTGGGACCAGGCCCGGCTGGCCACGCTGGCCGAGCAGATCCGCAGCGGCGGTGAGGATCCGACCGAGTATCTCGAGCTCAGCTTCAAGGTGCCGGAGCGTGCCTATGGCGCGTGGCCTGAGCGCATCCGCAGTGCCTTTGCGCCGGCACGCACGGTGCGCACCGGCAAGCCGACCTATCGGCTCACCGTCCTCTCCGGGAACGAGCGGCGCGACGGCGCGCATGCCGGGAGCATCGGCTGATGGCGCTCCGCATCGTCACGGCCGACGAGCGCCTGTCGCGCGCGGCCAACAAGACCACCATCGCCCTGTTCGGCCCAACGGGCGTCGGCAAGACGACACAGCTCAAGTGCCTGCCTCCCGCCGAGACGCTCTGTGTCGACCTGGAGGCGGGGATGAAGTCGGTGCAGGAGTGGCCGGGAGACAGTATCCCGATCCGCCGCTTCGACGACGCCATCCATCTCGCGTGCCTGATCGGCGGCGTGAATCCGGCGGCCGAAGCCACCGGCTTCTTCTCGGAAGCGCACCACGCGCATGTGACGCGCGAGCATGCTGAGCTGGTGAAGCTGCTGGCGACGAAGTCGATCATCTTCCTCGACAGCATCACCGACCTCACCCGCCAGGCGATGGCCTGGGCCAAGACGCGTCCCGAGGCCTTCTCCGAGAAGACCGGCAAGCCGGATACGCGCGGTGCCTATGGGCTGATGGCACGCGAGGTGATCGCGCTGCTGAAGCACCTGCAGCACGCGCCGGGGAAGACCACGATCATGGTCGGCATCCTGGAGAAGCACAGCGACGAGTTCGGCAAGGTCAGCTGGCAGCCGCAGATGGAGGGCGGCAAGGCCGGCCGCGAACTCCCCGGCATCGTCGACCAGGTGATCTCGATGTCGCTCTTCGCAGTCGAGAAGGACGGCTCGCTCCGCCACGACCCAGAGACCGGCACCGAGCGACGCTTCGTGTGCCGGGCCGGCAATCGCTTCGGCCTGCCCGCCAAGGACCGCTCCGGACGGCTCGACGAGGTCGAGCCCGCCGACCTCGCCGCACTGCTCCGCAAGATCAACGCACCTGCCGCTGCCAACGCCTGAGCCGAGAGGAGACCTCGATGTACGACATGAACGATGCCGAGCTGCCGCGCAGCTCCGACCTGATCCCGGATGGCACCTTCGCGAAGGTGATGATGCTGATCCGCCCCGGCGGCCTCGACGGCCAGGGCGAGGCCGATCGCGGGCTGCTCAAGGCCTCCCGCAGCGGCAGCGACACCAAGATGATCGATGCCGAGTTCACGGTGCTGGTCGGCCCGCATGCCAAGCGGAAGTTCTGGCAGACCTTCACCGTCGCCGGGGGGAAGGTGGACGAGCACGGCGTGTCGATCGCGTGGAAGATCTCGAAGGGGACCTTCCGCGCGATGATCGACAGCGCGCTCGGGCTCGATCCCCAGGACATGAGCGAGGCAGCGAAGGCCAAGCGGCTGCTGCGGGGGCTCTCCGATCTCTCCGGCATCTCCTTTGCCGCCAAGATAAGGATCGAGCCGAAGACCGCTGACTACAACGAGGCCAACAAGCTCGATCGGGTCGTTCTTCCGGGCGAACCCGAGTATGCGCGCATCATGGCCGGCGAGGTGGTGCCTCCGTCGCCCTCCACGCCGCGTGCTCCATCGAAGGGGCCGGCACAGGCGTCATTGGCGCCGCAATGGGCCAGCGCACCGACGCCGACGTCGCCCGCCGCTGCGGCGCCGGCTTGGGCGACCCCGAGCTCCGCGACGACGCCCCAGGCCGCACCGATACCGTCTCCAGCGCCGCTGGCCGGTGCCCCTGCGTGGCTGAACGGCTGATGCCGACATGGCCCGTCGCCGCTGGAGCAGACCACGCAAGCCGCGCCCCGCGGCCTGCTTGCCGTCTCTGCTGCACAGCTACGCGCCGTTGCCGCAGATCGGTCGCGCGGTCTGCGACCTCTGCGGCCGGCAGGCGGCGGGCTTCGGCTACCTGCATCAGCTTCGCTCCGGCGAGTTCCCCCATCTCCGGTTCTGCAGCATGGCCTGCTGCGACGTCGGTGGTGCCCTGGCGGCGCGGAGCGGCGGCGTGATCGACAAGACCCCCATGGAAGCACAGGCGATCAAGGACGCGCGGCGTCCGTTCGCCGAGGTGCTGATGGAGTTGAACCTCCTCGCACCCTTCCATGGCCGGGACGCTGCGGAGATCGACCGCATCATCGAGGCCTGCGTCGACGGCTTCCAGGCATCGATGCAGCGCCAGGCGTCCAAGCGCGATCCGCTCGACCATGACATCCCCTTCTGAGGCGCCCGTGCTGCTCGACCTGAACCACGGCTCCGGTTACGTCTATGGCCGCGACGCTGCGGCGCCAGGCGATGCCGAGACGCTCACCGCGCGGATGAATGCAGCGATCGACGCGGCGTTGATCGCGCGGCATCGGAAGCAGACACCACGCGACTATCTCGGCGGAAGCCGGGTCGGTGAGCCCTGCGCGCGCAAGCTCGTCTACGAGATTACCCACGCGCCGAAGGACAGGGATTTTGACGCCGGCATCCTCCGGGTGTTCGACGCTGGGCATCAGTTCGAGGCGCTGACCATCCGCTGGCTGCGCATGGCCGGCTTCGACCTCCGCGATCGCCGCCCGGACGGGCAGCAGTTCGGCTTCGCAACGGCAGGTGGGCGGCTTCGCGGGCATGTGGACGGGATCATCGTCAGCGGTCCCGACGTCGGCGTGCGGTGGCCAGCGCTGTGGGAGCACAAGGCGCTCGGGCAGAAATCCTGGACCGATCTGGTGAAGCGCGGGCTGCGGCTGTCGAAGCCGATCTACTTCGCCCAGGTGCAGCTCTACATGGCCTATCTCGTGCTCGAGGTGGCGCTGGTGACCGCACTCAACCGCGACACCCTCGTGTTGCACCACGAGGCCGTCCCGTTCGAGGCCGCAGAAGCGCAGCGGCTCTCCGACCACGCCGTCGACGTCCTCCGCGCCGCCGAAGCCGGCGAGTTGCCGCCGCGCATTGCGCAGGCCCCCGACTTCTACCTCTGCCGCTTCTGCCACTACGCCACGCGCTGCTGGGAGCAAGACGCATGACACTTCCGACGTTTCCCGCTGCCAAGCCCGTCGCCTTCACCCTGAAGCGCCACATGCTGCAGCACGCGCACCGCTTCTGGTGCGAGATCGACGCCCGGCCCGTCGCCACCGCGCCGATCTACCTGTTCCCAGACTCGCGGCGCTTCGACGCTGACGACGTTCAGCAACTCGCGAGAGCAAACATGGCAGGGACGCTCAAGCTCCCGCACGCACACTGCATCTTCGAGCTGCAGAATCCGGATTTTCCTGGCGCGAGCGTTGCGTCCTACGTTCGAGCCACCGAGGCCGGCGCCGATAGCTTCCTGTTCCGCTTCGACCCAAAGCGCAAGCGCTGGAGCGATCTGCTGGCGGCGGTTGAGTTCCAGCCAGACGGCTATGCGGAGGTCATCGGTCACCCCGAGATCCAGGACCCAGCGGAGTATGGGCCAACCTTCGAGAGTGCGACCGGCATGGTCTGGCGCGCCCTTGGCTTGCTGTCCACAGCGACGCCTTTCACCGAGCACCGACTCTCCCCGCTGCGCCGGACACCCCTGGCCAAAGCCGGGATCCGCGGCTGGACCTATCGCGTGGCCGATATCCAGACCGGGGTCATCACTGCCGCACTGACCGAGCGTCGCGGCACCCATGCTTCGCCGCGCTGGCACATCCGTCGTGGCCACTGGCGACAGCTCGCAGATGGCCGGCAGGTGTTCGTGCGCGAGTGCGAAGTCGGTGACATCTCCCGCGGCGGCGTGCTGAAAGACTATCGGCTGGACGTGAGGGACGCCGCATGAGCTTCACGCCCTCGCCACAACAGGCTGCGGCCATCGCCGAGATCGTTGACTGGTATCAGCACCGATGCAGCCAGCAGCAGGTGTTCCGCCTGTTCGGCTACGCTGGCACCGGCAAGAGCACCATCACCGCCGCAGCGATCTCGGCGCTCGGACTCACGCCAATGGTGCGCGACGGCACCCTCGGTGGCGGCGTCCTCTTCGCAGCCTACACCGGCAAGGCTGCGCTGGTGATGACCCGCAAGGGTACGCCCGCCTCCACGATCCACTCGCTGATCTATCGCGTCTCCGAGGCGACGCCCGAGGAGATCGCTCGCGTCGAGAAGGAGCTGTTCGACCTCCAGCTGGGTCTCGGGCGCATTGGGCCGGCCGAGCGCGGCTTCGCGGAGACACAGATCCGCAAGCTCACCCTCCGCCTCGCCGACATCCACAAGCCGACATTCCTGCTGAACGATCAGTCCAGGGTACGCGACGCAGCGCTCATCGTGCTCGACGAGGTCTCCATGGTCGGAGCCGAGATGGCGACCGACCTTCTGGCCTTCGGCAAGCCGATCCTCGTGCTCGGCGACCCCGGCCAGCTGCCGCCGATCAAGGGCGCTGGCGCCTTCACCGAAGCCACGCCGGACGTGATGCTGACCGAGATCCATCGGCAGGCCGGCGAGAGCGCCATCATTCGCCTCGCGACGATGGCACGGCAGGGCATCGAGATCCCCGCCGGCGCGCACGACGAGCACGTCTCGAAGCTTCCTCGCCACGCGATTAGCGCTTCGCACATGCTCCGCGGTGGCCAGGTCATCTGCGGGCGCAACACCACGCGGCTCTGGCTCAACGCGAGCATGAAGGCCGCGGCGGGCTTTCCGAACGTCTACCCGGCAGGTCGGTCGGAGAAGATCATCTGCCTGAAGAACCGGCACGACCTTGGGTTGGTGAACGGCATGTTCGTCTCCCTCACCGACATCGCGGACGAGGATCACCTCTCCTTCAGCGCCAGCATTACGACAGAAGACGGCGCCGAGATCAGCGGCCGCCACCGCTTCTACAAGGGCCACTACGACGAGCACGTCCATCGCGACCCCGAGCGGGAGCGCCGCGACTGGCGAGAGCTACGCGGGCTGATCGAGACGTCGTGGGGCTACGCCATCACCTGCCACAAGGCACAGGGAAGCCAATTCCCTACCGTCGTGGTCGTGGACGATGGCCTGGGCCGCACGAATGAAGATCGCAATCGCTGGCTCTACACCGCCATCACACGGGCGGAGTGGGGTCTGGTGATCGTCGAATGAGAGAGCACGATTCATCCCCCACCAGACTACGGCCAGGCGCTCAGATTGGCCGTTTGACCGTTGTCGAACCGGCGTCGGCGTCGGGACCTGGGCAGGGGCGCTTCCGGCCGCGCTGGCTCTGCCGCTGCGAGTGCGGCACCGAGAAGGTAGTGCTTGCCCAAAATCTCGTCCGAGCGTTGCGATCAGCACGCGGCGGCAGCCGCAGCTGCGGCTGCCTCGCTGTCATGCGCGCGACGCGACACTCTCACGCGTCCGGAGGCCGTCCGACAGCGGAGTACATGGCATGGCTGGCCGCGAAGAAGCGCTGCGAAAACCCTCGCAACGCCTCCTATGCGAACTACGGGGCACGTGGCATCTCGATGTGTCCTGCTTGGACGCACGACTTCGAAACATTCCTCCGCGATATCGGGCCGCGCCCGAGTCCGGCGCACAGCTTGGATCGCATCGATCCCGACGGCGACTATGCGCCTGGTAATTGCCGATGGGCCCTACCGGACGTGCAAGCGCGCAACAAGCGCGTGACGCGATGGTACTTGTTCGACGGCGAGCAGATGGTGCTCGCGCAGGTAGCCGCGCGCCTCAGCATCACGCGCGATCAGGCACGGGCGCTGGAACGTAGATGCGAACTTCCGGCGTGGCGGATCCCCGGCGTTGGCGCAAACCGCGTGGCTAGGGCATCGGGGAGCTTCCTTGATCTGAATGACGTGCCAACTACCTGCGAGGGCGCGTGTCCATGATCGACATGAACGACACCGCCCCGACCACCAGGCACTACGACCTGGAGGCGATTGCACGCCGGCTCCGGGACAGCGCGAACGCCTGGGTGCCTGGCCTGTTCCCGCACGGCAGGCGCCAGGGAGACGAATGGCGGCTCGCCAACATCCAGGGCGATCCGCCGCGCCAGTCCGGATCCTGCGTGATCATGCTGCGCGGCGAGCATGCCGGCGACTGGCATGACTTCGACGGCGGTGACGGCGGTGGCCCGCTCTCGACGCTCGCGCATGGCACCGGGCTCACTGACCGCGCACTGTTCGCGCACGCGGCAGACATGACCGGCTGGACCGGCGAAGGTCCGCAGCGCAGCGAGCCGCCTCCGCCGCCAAAGCCGGAACATGACGCGACGCGCGAGATCGCGTTCATCCGAGAGCACGCGCTGCCGATGCAGGGGACGGCGGCGGAGCGCTACCTCCTCGGCCGTGGCCTCGCTGTGCCGGATGGCGCCGACCTGCTCTTCCATCCCGACCTCACGCACTTCGAGATGCGGGCCGGCTATCCGGCCATGCTGGGCCTGGTGCGGAACCGCGTCGGCGACGTGGTGGCGGTGCATCGCACCTACCTGCACGAGGACGGCGACGCCGTTCGCAAGGCTGACATCCCGAAGCCGCGCATGGTGCTCGGCAAAAGCGGCGGCGGGGCAATCCGGCTCGCTCCAATCGGTCCGCACGGCGTGCTTGGACTCTGCGAGGGGATCGAGACAGGGCTCGCCGTCATGCTGGCCTGTCCCGGTCTGCCGGTCTGGGCCGCCCTCTCGACGTCCGGCCTGGAACAGGCGCAGCTGCCGCCCGACGCGCGGCGCATCGTTATCCTCGCCGACAATGACGCGTCCGGGGCTGGCGTGCGCGCCGCGGAAGCCGCTGCGGCGAAGCTGCGCCTCGAGGGGCGCGACGTCTTCATCGCGCTTCCGCCGCGCGAAGGCGACGACTTCAACGACATGCTGCTGCGCGATGGCGCCGCCGCGATCGCCACGCTCGTCGACCAGGCGATGCGCAAGGGGTCAGCTGGCAAGCCTCGATTCGCGCCGAAGATCGGACGACACCTTCCACTCGGCTTCCGTGAGCCCACAGCACCGCTGCCAACCGTCCGCGCCGACGAAGGTGATCTGGCCCGGGCCGTGGATCGCGCGTGGACGGTGTTGCTCGCATCGAACAGCCCGCCCTGGCTGTTTCGCTTCGGCGGACTGCCAACGTGGGTCACACCCGACGACGAGGGGCGCGCCACGCCTGCAATCGTGACCGACGAGCGCATGCGCCACATCCTCGCTCGTCTGGCGCTCTGGCGCCGCGTCAACAGCAAGGGGGAACCGATACCCGTCCCCCCGCCCGTGGCCACGGTGACGTCCCTCCTTGCGACACCCGATCCCAGCCTCCCTGTCCTCACCGGCATCGTCGCGACGCCGGTGTTCGGGCAGGGCGGCACGCTCCTCACCGAGCCCGGATACCATCCCGATGCGCGGCTCCTCTACCAGCCGGCACCTGGGTTCGCGGTCCCGCAGATCCCTTCTTCTCCCAGCGCCGAAGAGGTGGATGCAGCGCGGTCCCTGCTGATGGACGACCTTCTGGGGGAGTTCCCGTTTATCGGCGACGCGGAGAAGGCTCACGCGCTCGCCCTGCTGCTCCTCGGCTTCGTGCGGTCGATGGTCGATGGCCCCACACCGCTGCACCTGATCGAGAAGCCCACGCCTGGCACCGGCGCGACGCTGATGGTGGATGCAATCGCCACGGTGGTCACAGGCGTGGGAGCCTCCGTCACGACCGAAGGGCGCGATGACGAGGAGTGGCGGAAGCGAATCACAGCAAAGCTCCGGCAAGTGCCGTCCCTGATCCTCATCGACAACCTCCGGGAGAAACTCGACAGCTCCGCTCTCGCCGCAGCGCTGACCGCGCCATTTTGGGAGGATCGCGTCCTTGGCCATTCGGAGATGGTTCGGCTACCGATCCGTTGCGCCTGGGTGGCGACGGGCAACAATCCGACCTTCTCGAATGAGATGGCACGTCGGATCGTGCGCATCAGGCTGGACGCTCGGACCGATCAGCCGTGGCGCCGAGAAGGCTTTCGCCACCCCGATCTCATGGGCTGGGTGCGTGCCAACCGCCCCCGTCTCGTTGCCGCCGGGCTGACCCTCTGCCAGGCATGGGTCGCTGCCGGCCGCCCTCGTGCGACACGCACCATCGGCAGCTACGAGGATTGGTCCGCCACCATGGGCGGCATCCTCGACGTTGCTGGCGTCCTGGGCTTTCTCGGCAATCTGGACGAGATGCTCACCGTCTCTGATGCTGAGGGCGCGGTGTGGCGTCCGCTCGTTCAGGCTTGGTGGGACCGCTTCGGGAGCACTGAAGTTGGGTCCGCCGATCTATACCCCGTTGCGCTCAACACGGACCCGCCTTTTCCACTCGGCGATGGCAGCGATCGCTCGCAGCGGACGCGCCTCGGCAACGCCCTCAGCCGGATGCGTGATCGCGTCTTTCGCATCGGCGAGCGTCGCTTTCGGATCGAGCCGACGCGCATCGTGCATCAGGCGCAGCGCTTCCGGCTGGCTGTCGAAGTGGTCACAGAGGCAAGCGCAGGCAGCACTGAGCCCGATGCAGCGGCTAGGGGTGGGAACCTTGGGGCCTCGAGGGGAACTTCATCGACGGAGGTTCCCACCCAAAAACCCCAGGTAAATCCAAGCTTCGGGGAACCTTGGGAACCTGGGGAACCTTTTTCAGACCCTCACGCGTGCGAGGGCTCAAGCGCGGACATAGTAAAGAAGGTGGAGAAAGGTTCCCCACGTTCCCCAGGTTCCCAAACCTCAGGACAAAGCTCGGTTTGCGGAGGGGAACCTGGGTGGGAACCTTGTCAGGGAGGTTCCCCGCTGTGGGAAGTGCCGTGGCTGGACGGCGTGCCATGACGCGCCATCCGCCGAGCACGGGACCGCCGACCTGCGGTCCATGCCCCCAAGCCGGGCAGCGACGGTGAGCTCCGCCAAGAACCGCACCGTCGCCGCCCTCACCACGACGATCCCCTCTTGGAGGCCACCATGGCTCTCGCGACTCTGACTGCGCCCGCGCCGCTGGCAAGCGGCGACGGCACGATCCCGGTGCACGCCACCCTCGCGCACCGCTCCGTCCTCGCCCTCGACCTCGGCACCATCACCGGCTGGGCAATCCGCTTCCACGACGGCGTCATCACCTCGGGCACGATGCGCTTCACCCCCAGCCGCTTCGAGGGCGGCGGCATGCGCTATCTGCGGTTCCGCCACTGGCTCGGCGACGTCGCACGGCTGGCTGGCGGGATTGAGCGCATCGTGTTCGAAGAGGTGCGCCACCACGCCGGCACGGATAGCTCACACATCTACGGAGGTTTCCTCGCCACGCTCACCGCCTGGTGCGAGCAGAAGGCTATCCCCTACGAGGGCGTGCCCGTTGGCACGATCAAGCGTTACGCCACCGGCAAGGGCAACGCCGACAAGATGGCGATGATCGCGGCGATGCAAGCCCGCGGCTTCACCCCCGCCGACGACAACGAGGCCGATGCCATCGCGCTGCTGCTCTGGGCCACGGACGCGCAGGGAGGCCGCGCATGATACTGCCCGGCTCTCCCATGCAGCCGCGCTCGTCGTTGCATCGCGCGAGCAGCCCAGCCAACGCCCTCGAGCTCGACGCCCTGCGCCGCCGCGTCTGGCGCGAGCAGGGCGTGGTCTCGATCGCCATCAACGACATCACCGATCCATGGCTCCGCCAGTCGCTCATCAACGAAGCCACGAAGCGGTGGGGACACCGCATGGGAGGGAACAATGGCCGGTAAGCGGAAGACCAAGCGCACCACGTCGCCCCGCGAGGATCTGGCGCAGCCGACCAGGTGGCGGCTGCAGCATGGCGGCTTCACCGCGCCCGTCCGCGAGGCCGATCCCGACACGGGAAGCACCGTCGTGCATCACCGCGCAGTCGATACGCTCGGGCTGATGCTCGCGCATGGCACCATCACGCAGAGCATGTACGACGCAGGATGCCTGTTCCGCACGCTGTTCCGGCGCGCCGCCCTCGACAGCATGACGCACTCCCAGTTGATCCGCCTGCCGGGCGGGACTACGGACGCGCTGTCGGATCGCACCATCGATGCACGCCGCAAGGTCGCCGATGCGCTTGACGTGCTCGGCGGCCACGACAGCGCCGCGGGCTCGTGCGCCTGGTACGTCCTCGGCCTCGAGACGTCGGTGCGGGAGTGGGCGATGCGCCAGGGTTGGGGCGGCCGGCCCGTGCCGCCGACACAGGCGCAGGGGATGCTCGTCGCGACGCTCAGCGTGCTCGCAGGACACTTCGGGCTCGTGCCGCGGATGAGGGCTGCGTGAGCGATGCGACCTCGAAGAAAAATCGCGCGAGCGCAGTCGTGCGTAGAGAAGCGAAAGAATGTCGTGTTGCGCAACGAAATCCCGTTGACCTATCATCACCATACCTCGCGAAGATGCGGGCGCGCCTCGGACAACGATCCGACAGCGCAGCAAAGCGAAGCCGAGCGAAGACCTCATGGTTCCTTCGTGGCCCTGGCGTATGCGGGGGGCGGACGCGCGGGACCTCGCTAGCGTCAGCCCCGTTATTCAGGTTGCCAGTCTGGCCAGGTTGCCGGCTTAGGCGCCGTCCCGATCACCACATGCAGGTTGCGATGCATCAGGCCCCCTGGTCTGCGAGCGCCGTCGAGGCGCGCGCGGTCACCACGCTGCTGCCCTATGCCGGCAATGCGCGCATGCACGCGCCCGAGCAGGTGGCGCAGATCGCGGCCAGCATCCTCGAGTTCGGTTTCGTCGCCCCGGTGCTGGTGGACGAGCGTGGCGAGCTGATCGCTGGCCACGGCCGGCTGCTGGCGGCGAAGTCGCTCGGCCTTGAGATTGTTCCGACCATCGTCCGGGCCGGGCTGACCGAAGCGCAGAAGGCGGCCTACCGCCTCGCCGACAACCGCATTGCGCTGAACGCTGGATGGGACGAGGCCCTGCTCGCCGCCGAGGTCTCGAAGCTGCAGGAGATGGGTGACGTCGACCTGGCATTGACCGGCTTCGGCGCGGATGAACTGGACCGCCTGCTCGCCGGACTGGAAACCGGGCCTGGCAACGAGCCGGCATCCGCCGTTGCCAGCAGCGCGGAGCCGGCCCCTGGCAACCAGCCCGATGCCGATGCGGAGCCAGTGGACGATCCGGCCGATGCGGCGCCGGAAACGCCGCGCCAGGCCGTCACCCGCCCGGGCGATCTGTGGCACCTCGGCGCGCATCGCCTGCTCTGCGGCGACAGCACCGACTCCGCCAGCGTGGCCCGCGCTATGGGTGACGACCGCGCGGCGCTGCTGTTCACCTCCCCGCCCTACGGCAACCAGCGCGACTACACCACCGGCGGCGTGACGGATTGGGATGCGCTGATGCAGGGCGTGTTCGCGCATCTCGGCGTCGCCCTGCGGCCCGATGCGCAGGTGCTGGTGAACCTCGGCCTGATCCATCGCGATGGCGAGTGGCAGCCCTACTGGTCAGCTTGGCTCGACTGGATGCGCGCCCGCGGCTGGCGTCGCTTCGGCCTCTATGCGTGGGACCAAGGGCCCGGCCTGCCAGGAGACTGGAACGGGCGTCTCGCTCCGGCGTTCGAGTTTCTGTTCCACTTCAACCGTGAGGCGCGGCAGCCGAACAAGATCGTGCCCTGCAAATGGGCCGGCACGCCGAACAAGGGCAGCGGCCTTCGCGCCGCCGGTGGCGAGGTGAAGGCCTATACGCATGTCGGCCTGCCCGTGCAGGAGATGCGCATCCCCGATGCGGTGCTGCGCATCACCCGCCACAAGGGTCGCGGCATCGAGACGGAACACCCGGCAGTGTTCCCGGTGGCGCTGCCCGAGTTCCTGATGCGCACCTACACGGACGAGGGCGACGTCGTGTTCGAGCCGTTCGCGGGCTCTGGCACCACCATCCTGGCCGGGCAGCGGACCGGCCGCCGCGTCGCGGCCATCGAGCTCGCGCCGGCCTATGTCGACCTCGCGATCGCGCGGTGGCGGCTGCTGCATCCTGACCTGCCGGTGACGCTCGACGGCGACGGGCGGGATTACGACACCATCGCCGCGGAGCGCGCGGAGCTGGTCGATGCCGCCTGATCTTCAGCTCGAGATGATGCCGGTGGCGTCGCTGGCGCCCTACGCGGCGAATGCGCGACAGCATCCGCCTGAGCAGGTGGCGCAGCTTGCCGCCTCGATCGGCGAGTTCGGCTTCAACGTGCCGGTGCTGGTCGATGATGCCGGCGTGCTGATCGCCGGGCACGGGCGCGTGCTGGCGGCGAAGGCGCTCGGCCTCGCGGAGGTCCCTGCCATCCGGCTTGGGCACCTGACGGAGGCCCAGGCGCGCG